TGAAAAGCAAAATTGGGAAAGAGATTTTGGTTTGTTTGATAAAACACATAATTAATAAGGTGTGATGATATGTTTAATATATCTCCATTTCCAATAGCGGGAGTGGTATTATTTCCTTTTATTTGGTTTTATAGATTGTATTATAAAAATAGTGATTTTAAGTAATAATTGATTAGCAGATACCGCTATAATGCGGATTTGACTATATAATGTTGCAACATTGGAAACACGTTTACTTTCGGGTGTGAATATTTTCGATATGGGATACGTGCAGTTCTCTTGAGAGGGTTTAGGGAGAATAGTGATTTAAGATACAGAGTAATGTAGTGGCTACGTTCGCTCTGTATTTTAGTTTCGTTTATTATGCATCCTTGGTGTAGTAACAACATACTAGTTTTGTACTCTAGTGACGAGAGTTTGATTCTTTCAGGATGCTCCATAATTTAATTAAAGAATAAAAGGAGATTTTTAATGGATTGCACAAGAAATGATAATGAGAATTTTCTTGAATATGCTGATAGACTTATAGAAGCAAAAGAAAATAATATTATTGACATTGATAAATCCGAAATATGGGAATTACTATTTAATGAAAAATTATCATCCGATGAAGTAAGAAAACGTCTATACGGAGCTAAAGCAATAATTTCTAAACTCAAAGAAGAAGGATATGAGAGTATAACAGAAGATGATATTTTAAGAAGTTATGAATTAAAACGCATTGAATTTGAAAAAGAAAAGCAAAAGTTTTTTGATCAAAGAGTATCATACAAAAAAGCAATTAGGGATGATACACGCTTAGATGAAGTATATGACATTATTCAAGAAACAATCCAAAATGGTAATTTACCTAAAATAGAATTTAATTATAAAACTATAGAACATACAGATAATGACTTGCTTGTTAGTCTTAATGATTTACATTTTGGGGCAGATATAAAAAATGCTTGGAATACCTATAATTCAGACGTATGCAAAGAAAGATTAAATGATTATCTTAATGAAATATTAAAAATTAAAGAATTACATAATTCAGAGAATTGCTATGTTAGTGCTAACGGTGATCTTATAAATGGAAACATTCACCTTTCCGTTTTAGTTTCAAATAAAGAAAATATTATTGAACAAGTAATGGGTGTATCCGAGTTAGTTGCACAATTTCTTGGTGAATTAAGCAAACATTTTAATAATGTTGTATTTATAGTTGTGGCTGGTAATCACTCTAGGATTGGAAATAATAAAGATAATAGTTTGAAAAACGAGCGTCTAGATGACTTAATTCCTTGGTATATAAAAGCAAGATTACAGAATGTTGATAATATCTTTGTAAATGAAAATTTAGATAATACTATGTCACTTGTTGATATTCGTGGTAAAAAATATTTGAACGTTCACGGAGATTATGACAATGGTAGGTCAGCAATTCAATCTGTTTCATTAATGAGTGGACAAAATATCTATGCAATTTTATGTGGTCATCTACATCACAACAGTATGGAGTATATTAATAATATTAAAGTTATTATGTCTGGTGGATTCTTAGGTATGGATGACTATTGTATTACCAAAAGGATTGTAGGTATTCCCCAACAATTAGTGTGTGTTTGTGATAATAATGGGGTTAAGTGTAGTTATGATATAAATTTTTAAAACAAAACAATAATATAAACATTACTCCTTTAGACTGTCTTTCTATATGGAGTTAGATGGTAGACTGTATTTCTATCATCTTTTTTATTGTAAAAATAAAGGAGATGATTATAGTGGCAAAAGAAAAGATATGCGGAATTTATTGTATCGAAAATTTAGTTAATGGTAAGAAATATATAGGTAAAAGTGTTAATATAAAAGGCCGATTCTTAGATCATAAAAGTGCCTTAAAAAGAAATAAACACTCTAATATATATTTACAAAGAGAGTGGAATAAATACGACTCAAATAATTTTAAATTTATTATTCTTGAACAATGTGAGATAAATATATTAAATAATAAAGAACAATATTATATTGATTTTTATTCATCAAATGATAATATGATAGGTTATAATTTAACATCTGGTGGAGAGAAATCATGTAAAGTGAATGAATCTATTCAAGAAAGAAAATCCATAATCACAAGTAAAAATTCAATATTGCAATTTACTATTGATGGTGCTTATATAAAAAAATGGAGAAATCCAAGATTAATAGAAAAGCAATTACATATTGATGGGGAGAATATTAGATTATGTTGTGATAAAAAATATGGAAGAAAAACTGTTAATAATTTTATATGGTTGTATGAGAAAGATTTTTTAGAGAACGGATTAGATTTAAATTATTATAAACCGTTAACTAATAGTAAGAATATTTTACAATATGATTTAGATAATAATTTTATTGCTGAATATAAATCAGCAAGAGAAGCAGAAAAACAAACTGGGATTGGTTATAAAATGATCTCAAGAGTTTGTAATGGGAAAAGACCTCATACTCATGGTTATGTTTTTAAATTTACTTCTTGATTTATTGGTTGGTTCAAAAGCCGGAGCTACGCTAATTGAGTTTACTGATAAACAAGGCAAAAGAAAAACCTATGATATTATATTAAATTAGTAAAATAATATTACGGAGGATTAATATATTGAACTACCTAGATTTCGATATAGAAGAATACGAAGAAGACGGAATCAAACTAATAAAATACCTCATAGATGGCAAACAGGTTTCTAAAGATATTTGGCACAAAATTAAACAAGATAGAAAAGAAAAATTCCAATCATTTGTTGTGAATAGTGCCAACAACAACAATAAAAATAACAAACAAGATAATTTCAATCACAAAGAAGAAGTATGCAATTGTGATAGATGTAATTTTATAAGAGAAGTTCTTGATGAATTAGATGGTTGTAGTGATAATGATAAATTTCAATATTTAAGCAATGTTTTTAATGAGTTTGAAGATGGAGTTTATACAAATGGATTATATCAAGGTATAGAGACTGGAAGCAAGCAGATTTTAAGGCACTTCGTTGAACAAATGAACCAGATTATTTATAGCCCAATGGATGTTGAGTTTAGTGGTGATGGTATGGATGATATGGGTGTGGATGATGGGTATTAAGATTTATTAAAATTATAAAATAAGATTATAAAATAAAAGGAGAATTACTTTATGCGTTTATTCACGAGTGAAAGTTTTTATGACGTTAAAACTGGTCAGTGGGAAGACAGGTATTGGATAGATGGAATAGAAAAAGACGGAGATTTATATTATTTTGAATTAGAAAGAGAAAAAGATTTAGAAACTGAGAAATTATTAAAAGAATGTGAAATTGAAGATGATGAGTGCGATTGTTGCGGATGCTATGAATGCACCATTGATCGATATACAGAATTGCTAAGTGAAATAACTGGTGGATGCCCACATTGCATACGTAATGTCTTAGATTGTTTTTGTGATGATATTATAGAACATATTGTGATTGAAGATATGGATGAGTCCGAATGTGATAATACTGGTATTTTAAATTAGATAGATAATTTAATTTAGATTAAGCACTTCCCTATTTTATTAGGTGGAGTGTTTTTATGTGTATTAAATTAGATAAAAGACTATAGAATTATGGTTTGATTCAAAGTTAGGATTAGATAGATAAATTAGATATTTAAGGAGAGCGTGAACTTAGAGGTAGCTCCTCTATACTCCTACACACGCTCTCCTTCTTTTTAGGTATGTAGGAGTAATAAATTTGTAGGAGGATGATTTAGAGATGTGTAACGAAGATATTAAGGCAAGAATGTGCAATAGGTGTGGGGAAGAAAAACCATTAACAGATGAATATTTTTATAAAGATAAAGTGGTAAAAAGTGGGTTTAGTACAATTTGTAAAGATTGTGAAAAAGAAAAATATAAACATTATAAGGATACTGAATTTAATATTTATATATGGTATGAAAATAAAACTCAAAGATTTAAAAATAATTGGAATCTTGAAGATATAATTTGGATATATGATAATTATTTAAATATAAATAAACAAATATTAATTGATAAATTTCCTGATTCTAATTATAAAACAATACATAATATTATATCTCAATGGGATATTAGAAAAATTGAAAAGAATGATGATTGGTCACAAGAAGATATTGATTTTTTAATTAAAGAATATCCAAGTATGCCACAATCTAAATTAGAAGACTATTTTTCTAATAGAACTTGGGCGGCTATAAAAATTAAAGCTAATAAATTAAATATAAAACGTAATGAAGAAACTTTAATAAAAATTAATAGTGATTGTCATAAAGGTTATAAATTCTCAGAAGAAAGAAAAAGAAATATAAGTAAAAATCGTAGAGGAATAAACTCCCCTAGTTGGAAAGGTGGGCTAACTCCTTTAATTACATATTTCCGTAGTATTTTATATGAATGGAAATTAGATTCCTTAAAAGCGTATGATTTTAAATGCGCTTTTACAAATACTAATAAAGGTGATTTAGAAATTCATCACTCTAATGAAAATTTTAGTGATATGGTATATGAAACATTTAATATACTTCAATTTCCAGTTTATGAAAATATGCTTCAATATTCTGAAGATGAGTTAAAATCAATCAATAAAATATTTTTAGAATTACATTATAAGAATGGCCTAGGTATACCTTTGACCAAGTTGATACATAAGGTTTTTCATATTGTATATGGATTATCAAATAATACAGAACAACAATTCAATGAGTTTAAAGAAAAATATTTTAATGGAGATTTTGATGAAATTTTAGAAATAACAAATGAAGATATTAAAAATAAAAAACGTAAGAAAAAATCATCAAGAAGATTAACTGAAAATGAAGTTTTAAAAATAAAAGAATTATTAAACAAGGGGTTTCCAATCACTTATATATCAAAAGAATTCGGTACAAAAGATGCCGCAATATATAATATTAAAACGGGCAGATCATGGAAGAAATTATTAGAAGTTGGTTAATATCAACTTCTTCTTTTTAGATTAAAGAAAGGGTGGTACTTATTCCTAAAGTTACATACGGTACTGAAAAAGTACCACAAATAAAGAAACCAAAAAAAATATATGAAATAAAATGTCCGATGTGCGGTAAGGAAAAATCGTCTACACAATTCTACAAGAGCAATTCCCCTCTTTATGTAGGTCTTAATATTGATAATTCAGACAACCAAGGGGTAATGGTTTTTTGTAAAGAATGTTTATGGAGTACATATGACACGTATTACAATGTTTTAGACGATATTAAAAAATCAATTATTATTACTTGTATGAAGTTTGATATTCCTTTTAATGAAGGTGATTATAGTGGAACAATTAAAGAATATTTAAATAAACCTAATGCTCATCCTATGAAAATTTATATGACAAAAATAAATTCTTTAGGGAATATTAATAATGCTTTATTGGGTTTTGACCCTAAATTCCTATTTGATAAGGATACAGGTAAAGATTTAATAACAAATGCTTTAACACTTGAAGCAAAAGATTTAGATTATAATATTCAATTATCAGAACAAGATTTACAAATTAAAGAAGATGTAATTAGACTTATGGCATACGATCCTTTTGATGGGTATTCAAATTTTGATCAAAAATTTTTATATAATGAGTTAGTAACTTATCTTACAGAAGATACTATGGATGATGCTTATTTGTTAAGTCAAATATTACAATTAGTAAATAATAATAATCAAATAAGGAAAATAGATTTAGTAATTGCAAGTTTAAGTAATGATACTAAAACATTAATTTCCAATCAAGGAGAAATTAAATCATTAACAGATACTAAAAATAAAATTGTTTCTAGTACGGATAAAATTGCGAAAGAAAATTCAATTTCAGTTAAAAATAGAGGAGATAAAAAAGCTGGAAAATCTACTTTAACTTATCTTATGAAAAATTATAGAGAATTAGGTTTTGAAAATGCAGAAGTAGATTATTATGACCAATTGAAAGCAATAGGAATGAAACATGCTGCTGATATTTCAAATGCAAGCATATTAGAACAATTACGATTTGATGAAAATGATTTTGATAATATGCTAAAAGAACAAAGAACATTGGTTCAAAAATTACAAGATGAATTTGATGAATTATTAGAAGAAAATAGAAGATTAAGATTAAAAGTATAATAAATATATTTTTGATTTTCTTTAGGTGGTGATATTAATAATGGCAAATCTTAGTCGAGATAAAAAACTATTAACTACAAGAAAAATTGAAATGTATGATGCTAATGCTCAAATTATAAAATTTTGGAGACGTAATCCAATAATTGCGGCTGAAGATTTGTTTGGTTAGCATAAAACTTTTAGATTTTCAAAAATGGATACTCCAAATGAGTTGGAATACACCTTATGTATTATGGTGTGAGAGTAGAAATGCTGGAAAAAGTTTTGAAGCGGCATTATTAATGGCATTAAAATCGATATTGTATGAAGATCAAGATATTTATATAGTCAGTAATGTGGGGAGTCAGGCGCAGGAATGCTTTACTAAGATTGAAGATATAGCTTTAGATAGAATTAATTCAATTAAATCTTTAAAAGATATATTTAGAAATGAAATAGTAAAAAGTCCATCATGTAAAACAGGATTTTCACATAATCCTGTTTCATTTCATGTTGGTACATATAATAATAGTGAAATATTCACTCTTAACGGTAATCCAGATCACAACAGAAGTAAACGCGCTTCACTCGTATTTTTTGATGAGGCGGGTTATTCAAGCGAAGAACTATTAGAAGCAATGGCTGCATTTGCTACTCAAGATAGTGATTTTGCAACTTCAGTAGAAAGAGATTTTGATGTTAAAGCTTCTAGAAGGAATGTCCCTACGCAATTAATTTATGCTTCTTCTGCATCATCAGTTGATACTACTTTTTATCGTAAATATAAGGATTTTGCAATGAAAATGATGA